TATCCAAGGCTCGCGCATAGACTCAGTACCTACCATGTTAGCGACCTTCGCTAGTTCTCCAGCTGAGATATCGCCATAGGAAGGCACTTCGACCCTGCACTCCTCCTTGAGCACGAGGCGCACGAGACCCCAGCAGTCGACGCCATTGAAGTCTCGACCGCCATTTACGAAAGGAAGACCAACGTATTTCTTCAGCCACATCATCGGAATAATCCAGGAAAGTCCGCCTGAGACGCCCGGCGTCCAGGCCATACACGTTGCAGATAATCCCAACCAACGATAGTCCCACTGACTGTCATTATATCGACTGAGACGTTAGTAAGAAACAGTTTATCTGCCATGTAGACCACGGTTGGTGAAACGTCGGGACTTATGATAGGAACGCGAGGAGTAACCGTCAAATCAAAATCAACCGATGACAATAATTCAATCTTAAGACGAGGGGGAGAGCGCAATGTACGGATAGTTTCTCCTATGACTGGATCGACATTCTGGATGGTCAACTTCGCTGTTGGCGGCTTATCATCATCAGTAAGCAAGACTATGTCGAAGGGAAATCCTATGAAAGTATTGCCGCCATACACAAAGTCTTTAGTGTCCCAGACGACGCGGATTGGCTCGATAAGAGTTTCGTGTGAAATCGTCAGGAACACCAAATCGACTTCATCAGCGAAGTTCGCTTCAGCGGATCGACGGAATGATGTAGTGATAGTTCGAGGCATCAGACGGGTAACCGGATCAGTCTGCACGAGACTGTATTGATGTTGTAAGTCGTAGCTTCTATGGTCGGAGAGTCCTCGACACCAAACATCCAGGTATAAGTCACACCAGTACGAGGATGAGCCCAAGTGAAGGGCAATGTTCCATCCGATAGTGTGGTTTCGAAGAAAGTGATGAAATCGACTAGCTGAAGATCTGTCATGATGAACTGGGCGTTGCAGTTTATAGTGACTGCGGTAGATCGTCGGCGAACTTTCGGTTCACCCACATCGGGGTTGAACGATGCGACGTTTCGTTGCCGCTGCTCAGCAAAGCCGACGAGCGGCTTCTGCGGAATAGTTCCGGGCCAGGCAGCTGTCATCGCACCTTCCTACGTCTTATTCCGTATAGGGCTGAATTGCCAGAGTCGAACTCCCCACTAGAGTGGGCCTTCTTGACCACATCAAGAATGAGTGTCGGTCCGTCTGGACCTTCCTGCTTCCTCGTCTTGATCTCAGTATTGTCAGAGGTCGTGTTGTTGATCTGGACATTGAGGTTAGCCCCTCCGCCCTCGATACCGAGTTTGCCGCCGGGACCTCGCTTAAGAGGCATCACCGCCTCAGGCCCTCCCTCGCCCATAAGACCCATGCCCCGGGCGAAGGGGAAGATCGTCGGACGATCTACTACGGAGCCAGAGTAAGTGGAGATCCCAGGCCCACTGAGAATGCCTCCTCTAGCAAAAGTAGCCCCGGCGCTCGTTGCCCCAGGTGTCATAGGTGCGAACCAGCCGGGGCCTCCGACACCGTGCGAGGCGTCGAACCCGCCTGTGCTAGTTCCCAGTATCGACTGGAGAAAACTTCCACCGCCGCCTCCTGGGAAAGCGGCTCTCCACAGATTGTCAGTTGCCATCTGCAGCAATTTATCGGTGAGACGATTTAGAGTATTCTGGGCTGCATTGCCGAAGGCTTCCCAGGCTTTCTGACCCTGCTGAAGATTGTGGTTGAAGTCCATCAGCATGCCGGAGAAGGCTCCCTTGAACGTGTCGGCGACGTCTCGGAGAGACGCTGATAACCGCATGGTAGCAGCGAGACCGTCGTTCATGAACCGGTGCCAATCTGTTCCGTGCAGCTGGAACTGGATGCTGGCAATCTGTTTATCCATATCCGACAAGAAGACCGTCTGCATTTCGAAGTTGGCTCGATCCTGAGCGGCGAGTTCAGCTCCAGTCTGTTTTATCTGAGCAGCCTGATTGATCTTTGCTACCGTCCGCTGGAACTCCGCTTCGTCAAATGTAGCTCTGCGAGAAGCTGCATCTTGTTCGAGCTGCTGACGTGCTTGTTCGATCTGCTGTAGCCGATACTGCTCGCCTACAGATCTACCGATGAGGGAGAGCTCAACTCGTGCGGAGTCAACGGCTTGCTTAACTCCTAGTTCTCTCATTCGCTGAGTTTCTGTCAACTGATGTATCTCTGTCTGGAAAATGCGATTTCGAGCACTGGCTACTTCCTCTTCTACCTGCTTGAGTTCAATAGTCTGATCCTTTAGGGCTTTTCTATATTTCTCCCGTATCTGATCTTCAGCGATCTGGGCTCTCGCTGTCGGCGAGAAGGCTGTCAGTGCTCGGACAGCGATTGCATCCTGTGCAATCTGGTTCGCTGATTGCAATGCGTTATTCTTCTTTTCCGCTGCCTCTCTAGCCTCCCCAGCGGCCTTAGCCCATGCAAGAAGAACTCTTATCTGCTCTTCACCTAGACCTACTTCAATTCTACCCAGAGCAGCAGCCGCACTCATCTCAGACCGCAGTTGGATATACTGATCGATTTTATCACTGGTGATTTTTATATTAGAGGCTGATGCGGCAGAAAGCAGTGTAACTTCTGTGCGAAGTTGCTCCTGTTGATTAACCGTCCGGTCTGTAGCATTAGCCTCGGCTTGCAATAGTGCCGTATGTCTGGAGATCTGATCAACCGCTTTTTGCCACTGGACACTGTTTAGTGCCTTGGAAAGATCTCTCTCAGCATCAGCCGCTTTACGCGCCGCTTTCTCCTGCTCACTTAGTATGTCAGAGAATTTTTTGCTCGATGCAATGACTTGTCTCTGAGCTTCGTCAATATTAAGTAGTCCTTCGGCTCGTTCGCTCAGTATTGCTGTGCTCATCTCGGAAGGAAAGATAGTCGGAACAAAGCCTACACCTGGGGCCTCTACTCCTTGTACCGGCACAGCCGTTGCCGGTTTCATTTTCGACATGTTGACGAGTATGCTAAAACTCCGGGTAGCGCCTTCAGCGAGTATCTCGACAATCGAAACCCAAGTATTCTTGAAAGCCAGTGCCAACTTATCTAGTCCCTCCATGGGCTCTAGTAGCGCGTTCAATTTGCCGTAGGCAGCTTCGAGTCGGGTATTCAGGTCATCAGCCGCGATAGCAACATTCGGATCCATTATCTTCGTATCACTCATCTTCTGCGCATTGCTAACAATTTTAGAGAAGGCATCTCCATTCGCTTTTTGAAGCTGGAGCATCTCCTTAGACATGAACATCCGTGCTATCTCGAGAGCAGCTAGTCTTTCATGCTTATCGGTAGCTTCGTCCAGAAGTTTGCCAATAGCGATCATCTGCTCTTTGACGCCAACCGCGTTCTTAAATTCCTCTAAAGCCCCGAGGTCTTTGAAATTTCCAACCCTTTCGAGCTGCTCGATCATCTTGGCTAGGTCACTGCCACCAAGCCTGGGCTCAGTGATTTTCTCGAAGTTCTGGACTGTTTCGAGGAGGGATTTAGCCGATACATCTGCCTCTGTAGCAGACTTCTCCAGCTTCAAGAAAAACTCAGCTGGCATTTCTATTCCTTCGATGACCTCCAGTTTTTTAACGTAGTCATCCAGCTGCTTGTTTCCGGCCTCGATAGCAGCTGTGAAGAGCTTAAAGAGACCAATGAGAGTCAAGATAGGAAATGCAATTCGAGCGATAGACCCGAGAGCTCCGCTGAACATGCCTAATGCACTAGTAGCTGTACCAACCACCGCAGGAACAGCTTTAAGACTATCCCAGGCTTGGTTTGTGGCCACAGTTCTTAGGGCAGGTGATAAGGCTAGGGCTGATCCAGTCAAGAGAGTGAAGTCCGATGCCGTCCTCGCTAAATCCACTGTATCAAGTATCTTATAGAATGGAGCAACGGTACTGGTTGCATTCTTGACGGTCATTCCAAACTGCGTGATCTGTCCTCCGACTGCGCCAAAGGCCGGGTGAAGCTTGCCTACAGTATCGCCTAGCTTGGTCAGGCCAGGCTGTACAGCATTAACCGCGTTAACCGTTTTCTCCCCTATGGTTGCAGCAAACTGCTGTAAGGCTGGATTGGCATTATAAATCACTTTGCCAGCCAACTGCATGTATCCAGCGAATTTGATCAGCTCAGCCGTTGTGTGGAGGAAGGACTTGCCAGTAGATTCGATATGCTCTGGCAAGTTTGCAACTGTACTAGTAAAGGAATTAACATTGTCATTCGCTGCTTTCCAAGAGCTCGCTTGTTTCTGGATTGAACTCCCCAGATCGTTCTGAACCGTTAGCAGTTTCTCGAGATACTCAGTGGCCGCACTGGTGGTGGCTCCGGCTGCCTGGAGACGGCTGATCTGTTCCTGGAGACTCCTTACTAGGTCTTTAGAAGATTGGCCTAGCTCATCAGTTGAGTCAGCTGCTTTGTCAGTCGCTGTCGTTAATTGCTTCAGATCTCCCGTAGCCGTTTTGGCCTGGGAGGTGTCAACAACGATACCGAGTTGAGCAATATCAGCCATCTGGACCTTGCTTCAATATCCTAAATTGCTGGAACAGTTCCTTGAACCGCGAGCGAGCTCCCGGATCATCCCACTGTCCCATGACTACTTTATCCATGGCCAACAAGGCCTGCCACTGCCAGGGTTCGAGTTTGCGACCAGTCAACTCGGCCCAGGCCTTCATGTCCGACCACGATAGCGGGTTACGATCAAACCCCACTGACCTGTGGGAGTGGAGTTCTCCAAACCACCCTACTAACTCTGACGAATAATCGGGAAACTCTCTACCCTCTTCTTTATTAGCGAGCTGATCGAGTAAAGCTCCACAGAGCTCATCGATCAGCTCTTGATAAAAAGGGCCCGATCATTTATAGCTGCGTCAACTTGATCCCGGATGAAGGGATAGTTTTTGAGAACCATCTCTGCATTTTCAGGAGTCAGTTCGACTGTTTCACCATTGATGACGACATTCTCCCACGAGATGATCGAAGCTGATGAGATACGAAGGGCATCGGCTTCAAGCTCTGTGACCGTAACTCTCCGATTGCGGTTCTTCAGCAGTCGATCATTCATGATGATACTACGGATCCGTTTCTGCTTAGCACTTTCAGGACCTGCTACCTTGATTTTCAAGTCCATTTCCTCACCCGTCTTAGGATGAAAGATAGAGATTTCGATACCGTCGTCTTGCGCTTTTGTAAGTCCGTCAAACTCAGACAGATCCATTTACGCTCTCCTTGTTACAAGCCTTGTACCAGAGTCACTGTCGCCGGACGGATAGAGATCGACGTTCTGACAGTGCGCAGATCGCCGACGCCGCCATACGCTGGACCATAACCGAACACTTCGCCTTGCCAGGTCACTTGGCCAACGCCATCTTGGTTCAAGATCTTGAACGGATAGAGTGTGCCACGAACTGCAGCTGATGCCGCCTTGAGTGCAATCTGGCCGGCATCGGTGTCGTCCTGGTTCAGGGTCAATTCGAAGTTCGGATATTTCCGTACGCCCTTGAGGTCGTAAGAGTCGCCGTCTCCCACAGATTCCACAGTGATGCCATCGAACGTCTGAGAAAGATCTCCCAGAGAACGAATAGGCTTGATCTCTGTCCACACGTCCGGCGATGATACGTCTGGCGAGAGAATAGATGCACCTGCAACGCCAATATACATCTTACTGCCAGCAACGGTTCCGACTGCCATTTTAGTGCTCCTTTCTAGGGATTAGCGGCAAAGCATTTGTAGGGGATGCGTACGGGGATCATGATCCACGGGTCATCCCTGGTACTTTGCCTGATCGTTGGGGTATCAGTTACTTGTACGCTAAAGCCATCACGCGTCACTACTGTATTGAACTTAAAGTACTCAGCAACATCTGCAGCAATCCGCATAGGCGCCATTTCACCAGACTCTTGACCATGAAAGACATCTATCTGAAATAGTCCATAATGCTGATTAGGTCCGGCAGATCCTACTGCCAAGGCAAAGCTATCTGCAGGGATAACCGTTGCTCGAAGCCACTTACCCGCAGGAGACGGAGTAGGCGGCGTGAACTTGAGGTTAGGCAAAGCGATATCCA